TCCGTTAGTGTCTTGATAGATTCCTTGAAATACTTCGGGGGCGTTCATAGCATATGAACCAAGGTATACACCTACCCCCTGACCCGTAGCTTGTTTTTTAGCTAAGGATTCTGCACCCACACGACCTGCAACGCGGGCTAATTCTTCTGCGGAAGCTCCTGATTCAACAAGGCCCGGAGTAATACCAGCTAGAGTCTTTTCAGCAAGTTTAGTAGCACCACGTTTAGCAATAGCTGACCCAACCCCACCTGACCCGATCATAGCTGCAATATCAGGAGTAAACTCACCTAGAACTTCAAGGCCGTACTTAGCCGCATCTCGCACACCCCCTACATCTTTGTAGGACTCAAACTGTGCTGGATTTTCTCTAGCTAACTTCTCTTCAGTAGCCTTGGCTTCAGCCATTTGGCGTTGAGCATATTCATCAAACCCAAGAGCACTAGCACCTAATGCAGGTAGCACATCCCCAAAGGTTTCACCCATACGAGTAGCACCGCGAGATACACCCTTAGTAAAAGAACCTAAAAGACCGTAGTCTTTTTTAGGAAGCTCAAAGTCGTACTTTTTAGATAACCGGTTTAACTCAGATTGAAATTCTGCATCAGATATATTATCTTTAAAACGTACAGGGCCTAACTTAGGTAAGTTAATGATCATACCAAACTCCTTTTTTAGGCATTATATACTATAAAGAGCTGCTATCTACAGCGTCAACGTCATCCATAGTCATAGAAAGCGCGTTAGATACATACTGGTTAATTAGGCTACTTGCTGCTTTCTGATACATAGGATCGCTTGCATTGCCATTGTATTGTTTAGCTAACATAGTTCTAAGTTCTGGACCTAATACTGTTTGTGCATCTAGATAAGCCTTACGTTTTGCTTCAACCATACGAGCCTGAGTCGCGCCACTAGAAGCTGCAATTCGTTTATCGTACATAGCAATAGTTTGTGCGTGTTGAGCCGCGTCTTGAGCCAATTTAGCTTTTTGTAAACCAATCTCAACGTTACCTTTTTGCACATCAAATTCACGGTTGTAATCCGCAAGTTTAATTTGGTTTTGATAGCCAAGTTTAGCAAGAGCATTTTGCTCATTACGTGCCTTGATTGCTTCTGAACTCTCAATACCATATCTAGCAGCTGCAACTTTTTCAGCGCGTTCTGCTTGGGCCATGCGATCTGCAATCTCAAACTGTTTGTCTTTAGCTGTGTTAATCCTGTCTCTAGAAGCTGCAAGATCTGCAATACCTGCTTTTGAACCCTCTGCAATATTTTGCAATGCATTCTGCGATTTACCAGAAGCGATACCTAACCCAGCATTAACTAATGCCATCCATGGAGCGGTTGCTTCATCTTTTGCAGTGCGTTCTTCCATCTTAGCTAGACGTGCTGCACGACCTGCTTTGCCTTCATCTTCACCAACAAGCGCTCTATACTCTGCCATTTTTTCAGCAGGAGTTAATTCAGGACGTTGGAACTGATCATAAGCTGCGGAGTTATCTTCCATTTTCTTAAACTTAAGCGCACCGATACCTGAACCAACTGGAGCGAGTACATTTTGATCAGGTTTGCCTTTAGCAACTTCTTCAGCGGCTTTTGACGTTATGATTTGTTGAGTTGTTGGTCGGTCATAGTTTAAAGGTACAATTTCTTTTTTAGGTGCACCAAAATCAGGCCCCGCTTCTGGCTTAGCTTTTATGTTTCTTACAACTTCATCGTAAGGACGTAATTGGCTTTCTTTTTCTAGTCTTGCTTTCTTTTCAAATTCTGTTCTTGCTTTTCTTGCAAACTGAGGATCTGTGCGCATACGCTTCATTATCGCATCAATACCTACATCTCCAAACATAGGTGCAATAGTATCCATAGAAGAGTCAGATAAAACTAAATCCCCTGTAGCAAAAGAAACAATCCCACCGCCCGCATAAGACTCTTCGCTATACATGTCATCAGGTACGGATAAACCAGCTACACCTTGACCTTCACTAACCATCTGATCTGCAACTGTTTGTGTCGGTGCTGCTTCTTTAGGTACTGCTGAGTTTCTAATTTCTTTACGCCGTGAGAGCTCTGCTAATGCCAAATAGGAAGGTACTTGCCCGTTAGGGTTTTGCACGTAACCAATCAGCGCCTCATCAGGAACACCTTGTAATTGACTTTGTAGTTTTACGATATTCATATTAACCCACCGCTTTCGCTAAACCAAGACCTGCAATACCTAACCCAGCAACTTGAGACACGGCTGATGGTGGAGGAGCATAATTAACTTGTGTAGAACCCAACGCATTTGCATTACCACGAAGAATGTCACTGTAGAACTGTAGTTGTTGTTTCTCGTAGTTAAGCGCAGCCATTCTGTTTTGGTAGTCAGTATCAGACTCACCTTGCATTTGAGCTTGTTGTTTTTCGCCTGCAGCGACTTGAGCTTGTAGTCTTGCCAAATCTGCTTGTTGTTGTTCAGAACCAAGTGCACCGAGAGCTTTAGACGCATCCAACCCAGCACCGATACCAGCCTGACCAATTTGTGCGCCAAGTGTAGCTGAGTATTGTTGTGCTTGTTGACGTCGTTGTTCATCAGCATTAAATTGTTGTTGTGCATTTGAGTATGCATCTGAAGCGCCGCGGTATTGAATATCTGCAAGTTGTTGGTTTAAACCACGACCTTGTTCAGCTTGTATTAATGCCTGACGAGCACCACCAAATGTACCACGACCGATTGAACCCATAGCACCGGCTTGTTTATCAATCTGGCCTTTTTGCATTGCTTCACGTAACGCAGTATCAGTAACGTTTTGTTGGTATGGGTTCATGTAATAATTTGCAGCTGCCCCACCAAATCGTTGAGCTGAATTAGGGTCATATGCAAAAGCTTGGTTTAATCCTTGTATTGCTGAACCATACCCTAAGTTTTGACCCGCACTTAAACCTTGAGTTGATTGTGTAAATTGAGTTGGCGCATTTAAATTACCGATACCTTGAATACCTTGCCTAGTAATGTCTTGCATTCCAACACGAGTTTGTTGTGGTAATTCCCCAGAACCTTTAACTCCTGTAACGTACCCAGCTGCATCAGTCTCAAATATGTTTTTACCAGTTTGTTTTAACAACTCTTGGTAGTATGGTTTTGCGTAAGTAGGCATGTTAGTAGATGTAGATGTTGTGTTACCTCCACCGCCACTACCGCCGCCTTCGAGTGTCATGCGTTTACCGACTCGTTGAAATGCCTTAATAGGCAACATGTCTAAATGGTTATATCTCATAATTTTTTCTCCACGATTACGTATCGCGTTTCTGTACCGAATGCTTTATGCCAAAGTCTTGCGACTGATTCAAATGCGGCACCTCTAATAATAGTAGCACCGTTGTGTATCATGCAGAGTTCAAACTGCATCCATAGTTCTTTGTTTGTTAGAGCTTTTCCACCAACTGAAGTAATAAACGCTTCCCGTTCATTTGGAAAATTATAAAACTTTACTGAAACTGCACCGTGTATTTTCTGATCATCATCTATGATAATGACTAGGGTTTGTTCCCCTTGTGTAAGATACACTTTTAAGTGCTCTACACTATACTCGCCACCTGAACGGGCTAACCCTTTTTCTAGTAAAGGACTTACTTGGCCCCATACGTGATATATAAACTGCGGCGGTACTATCTCAACTCTTTTGCTCATGCGGGCATATACTTATTAGGGTTAATTTGTTTGCCTTGTTTCTTAGTGCCTGTACGTGCTTTACGTACTTTATCTAGCATCGCATATAGACGAGTAGAGCCAGCTTTAGTTGACCCATTACCTAAGTGACTTACAACATCAGCAGGGATTACGAACTCACCGTCCGCTAAACGAGCGGGTTGTTTGCCTTCAATAGTAGCAGGGATAGAATCAGACATGCCATCACCCGGACCATCTAAGTATCCACCTTTAGCATAACCTGCAACTCCACCTTCAGCCATGGCTTGTAGTCTACCCATACCATAACCATCTCGGCTAATCTGCATGCCAGCTGTTTGATCATCTCTAGAACCATATAAGTCCTGCAGACCACCACTTTGAATTGTAGGAGTTAAACCACCATCAGCAAAAGATACTGGACCCCCTCCAGCTAATAAACGTAAACCTGATTCATTTCTTGAGGATGGTCCACCTAGATTTAGAGTTGCATAAGGGTCATATTTGTCTTCAACTAAAGGCATACCTTCAGGCTGAGATGCAGATAATGCAGCCATACCTACGGGGATGCCAATACCAAACTTATTCTTATCTAAAAACTCCATTGGGTTATTTGACACATTTTGGTATGCTTGGTTTAGATTACCTGTAAATGATGGTGGTTGAGTAGTTTGTTGAGCTAGTGAGTCAAACCCACCTTGAATAGGAGCTGCCTTTGGTGCAAAATCTAAACTTGCATCTGTAGCAAATCCCGGAGTTTGTCCACCTTGTAGTTGTATTCCGGGACCTTGGGCATTCATTGGGGCTACATCAAAACTTGGAACACCTGCCGCACTTTGAGATGTATTGCCAACGGCTCCTGTACCTCCAGCCACTGCGCCTGAACCACCACTTGAAGCTCCTCCTGCAGCGCTTGAACCACCTGAAGCACCTGCACTGCCCATACCTAGAGCACTGCTAGCAAGATTAGCGCCGCCGTATCCACCAAAGCCGCCCATAACCGCACCCATCAACGGGTCATCTTTATTTAACGCGGCACCTGTAAGTGCTCCTGCCGCAATACCTGCTTGCATAGCAGAAAGACCCGCAACCTGCCCACCCGGAATCATCATCATTCCAGCACCAGCTAGTGTAGGAGCCATTTGTTTTAAGAACGTACCCATGTTAAAAGCTTCTGGTAGTCCCGTATGAGGATTAGTTGTCAGCGTAGTACCTTGAGATTTAGCAATAGCTTGTAACCCTGCAACTTCATCAGGCGTGACGTGCATTAAAAGGGTATCCCCTCTACGTCCGTAGGTACTTAATTCTTTTGCTAAATTTTTAATACTCATTGTTTTTGCTCCAAATAAGCGGCGGCTGATCTTAGGTATTCAGGATTATCCTTAAACATTCCTAACCCCAAATTACATGTATTACATACTAACCCACGAACATCGGTGTTATAGGTTTTATGGTTGTGGTCAATAACTAATCGTTTACCTTTTTTATCTTCATGCAATACTTTACATATTAGACATTTATAGTTTTGCAGTTCTAACTTTTGTTCATACTGCTCAACTGTTAACCCATATCTCGATGCTATTGTCCGTTTATTTCTATACTTTCGATATTCTGGGTTTGATGCAAATTTCTCATCATACCATTTTTTGCTTCTAGCTCGTTCTTTAGCAGCATATTCAGGGTCCGATGCGCGTCTTTCTTTGATCTTTAATAATCGCCGTTGTTCATACGCTTTCTTTTTTATTGGGTCTGTATACGGCAATTTTTAATCCTTACTTGATTTCTTTAATAATATCATGATGCTACCCCAGATACAAACGTTATAGTGCCTATTGCTGATGGGGCTACGGGATGTACAAAAGGTACAGTTTGGGCAGGAATAGCTTCCATATAAATCCCATCTACCGGACCTGTTGTGCTGTACGCTTTATCGGTAGCCCAATACAAGGCTACTTTTTCGTTTGTTACCATTTGAAACGTAATGGATGAGTATGCAACTATAAAAGCAGGTACTCCTGCGCTCTTACGTGCTGGGACTGTAAACTTACTAGCGGAGTTAGGCACTTGGGTAGTAGAACCGTTTGTTACTTCTAACCATACATATACATCATGCGCAGCGTTTTCTGTATTTACAAACTGTAAGCTATAGTCAATTTTATAAACCCCACTTTGTTGAGCCGAAGCTGTACCGTCCATGTTTAATGTAAACCCACTTCCGGAATCTAATGTACTCCACAATACTTTTGTAGCTGTGTTGTCTCCAGCGGCATATTGATCAGATGTGTTTGAAGCTGCAATATGAGGAAATTGTATATACTTACCGCCATCAGCACCGAACAAAGCCTTTAAGGATTCACCAATCCTATTAAAGTATAACCGTAAAACGTTGTTCAATATGTCAAAGTGCAACCCACTATATTCGGAAGGTGCAATGGGCAGGTTAGGTGCGGCTGGTGCTTCTAACTTTTTTATTTCCGCCATACTAACCCCTACGCCCGTCAGCGCGAGCATCTGCTCTAGGCATACCCAACTGCCAACGTACTCCAACACCATTAGACTCAATACGGAAACTCATCTGACGGCCTCTAGCCCTAATAAATACTTGGTTAGTGTACTGATCAATAGTTGCTGTTGTTACTACGCTTCTTGTCGTTGAAACTCCACTAGCATTTGTATCTGCTGTCATTGCACCGGGGAAGTTACGTACACCAACTGAAATATCTGCTGAAGGAGTTAGCGGCTCGCCAGTTACACTGTTTGTAATATCAGAGTCCGTAAAGTTCACATCAGGAATAATTCTTCGTAACAGCATGAACTGATCACCATCACTAATATCAATATCTGCAGACTGAATATAGCTGTTAATACCTACTGGCGGTTCATCTAACGGTTGCCCATCATCGTTACCGTTCTCGTGTTCATACACCCAACCATCTTGTGTTGCTAGTGGGAATTGTGAGTTTCCGGAGTCAACCCATGAAGTACGTGCTAGTTGACCAAAATACCAAATGTTTTCACTATAGTTGTAGATTACATACCTATCGATTTGAGTGGCGTTTTCTGAGCAGTAAAACCATACGATTTCATTAAATTGAGCATTACTACCAGCAAAGAATATTTGGCTTTGTCCTCTGTTAATGTTTGTAAATACGTATTGGCGTAATGTGCATGGGAGTGTATCAACACGACCTGAGTAGCTATAGAACTTGTCTGTACCCATCCAATAAGTTACGTTATTTGCCCCAGCCACTACGTTAGGTCCCATGATAGAAATAGCTGCGGAGAGCGGTTGTTGCCCAAACACTTCTGTTGTACCTAAGAATTGAATTGAGTACAGTGCCGTGTTTGTCCAGACTAGTGTTTCTTGTCTAGTGTTAGTTGCAGCTACAATTTCTGACCCTGCCTGTAGTCTAAAGAAACCAGCGGTATTAGTAAGTTCAGGTTTCCAGTTTTCAGGTTCAGGCCCAATATCAGCATCGACGTTAGCCCAGCGAATCATTAATGGGTCATATGCACCTGCATAATCTGGAGGGGAACCTAGTGCGTCATACGAAGTACATCCTAAAGCAAACAAATGCCCTGTAGATGCAAATAAGATTTCATGAACTTGTTGAGGCACTGCTGAAGCGCCAGCAACGTCCGCTAATTTAATAGCCCGAGTTGTAAATGAGGAATCAAAGGCCCAATAGTAAATGTCACCTTCAGAGATGTTAAACAGTAAGTCGTTATTAAAGTTTTGAAAGAACACTAGGCGAGCTGTTTGAAACACTGGTGTTGTAGTACCTGAACCCCAACTGCCTCTACCCCATGTCCCTGCACCCCAACCATAACCCGCAGTTACGTTGTTATTACCGATGTTGATTTGAAACGCTGCAACAATAGCAGTACCGCCGCCAGATGCAACTGTAGAAGTTGCTGAGGTATCAACGGTTATCTCAAATGTGCTTGTTGTAACATTACTTACTTTAAACTCTTTATTAAAATCACCAGAAGGAATTCCCGCAAAGCCCACAACTCCGCTAAAACTAACGTAGCTTCCTTCTGTCGCACCGTGCGCTGTAATAGTAACCGTAACTATATTTGACCCATTAGTTGTAGCAAAACAGTTGTCAGTGCTTGGGGTTGTACCTGAATTATATGTGGCACGAATAGGAGTAATGTCAATAAGGTTTGAGGATACTACTAAGTAGATTTTCTCGTTTGTGCCAACTGCCGTAATCTGAGCACCTGTAGACGTAACCCATGGGAATATAGCTCGTGCAACACCTTCGTAGGCTTGCAATGTTTGTACCACCCACCCGCCAATTTTCTCAGGAAATCCTGAACGAAAACGTATCTTATCGCAATCATACCAACCGCCTTCACTAGCGTAATTAGTTTGATCTCTATTAAGTCCGGGTTTAAATACTAGTTTGGATAGCGCCATATTATTTGTAGCTTTGCTCTAAAGTTAATATATACTCTGCAAGTGCCTTAGCGTTTGTTCGGTCTAAACAAATCCCTCCATCACTTTGTTTTTGAATACTAAGTGTTGGTTTCGTCGGTTTTACTGGGTTTGTCTGTACGCACCCCGTTACTAAAATGAGTGTCAAACCAGTCAGCAGGGTTTTGGTCAATCGCATCTCGTGCCTCTTGTGCTTTTTTATGTTCTTGACGAGCCACCCACCCTTGTAAAAGAGTAAGCAGCCTATCGATTACAGCAATCAATCTAATCATTTTTTATCGGCAAAGAACACACCGATTGCGCCGATAACAGCCAAACCTAAAGCGATAATTGCTTCGCCTTGTTCAGGTGATACAGTGATTCCTACGGCAGTTAATAAGGCTACCAAACCACGCCATGTTGATGCTTCTTTACCACGTTCTAAAATAAAAGCTTTCATAATATCTCCTATTGGTATTCCCAAATTACATTGTCAGGTAAGTTTTTACCTCCAATGCCTAAATGCAAAAAGGTTTTTGCAATCCCTATTCTATTGATTCCATGTTTTAATGCAAGCTGAATCAACCTAAATCTATCTGCACCGTTAGTACATGCAACATCTGCACAAGTACCCTGTGTGTGCTCTCCGTTTGAATGAGTTTTTTTAGTCTCAATAGAATGTTTGGTAGAGCGAAAGCCGCTTGTTACAGTCATACCTTTATTGTAGTCTTTACGGATAGCTTGTAACTTTTCCATAAACTCATGCTGCATATTATTTTCACCCGTTTCTTTGCAATCAAATTCTGATTTTTTAAAGTTAGGGTATTTGTCCCATTGTGCTTGCATAGTATTTCCTTTTAAGCCTTCATGATGTAAGCAAGTGCATAGTAAGGTGGTAAGTTTGCATTAGTCCCACTAGATCCTACTGTGCTGATTGTATGGGTGTGATCACCTGCTAAGTTCAAGTAGTTTTGTGAGTTTAATCCCGCACTTGAGCTGGCTGGGAATTGACCTGTTAATGCTGGATCACCTTGAATACGATTAACTGGGTTATTGTCAGGGTCATTAGACGTTGTGAACGTAGCAGCAGCATTCCAATCATGTCGGTGACTTCCAGCTGTTGATGTTGTATGGCTGTGAGAAACTACAATCGCATTTGCACTACCACCTGTACCACCAACTGCGTAAGTTGAACCTGCACCGACAATAAACCTGTCTCGTAAGTCAGGAGTTCCGTTTGCCCCATTACACAATAACCATCCAGCAGGAACTGCTAAAACTGAGCCCGACCACATAGTAATAATGCCACTAGGTAGAGCTGTAGTTACTGCACTGGTTACAAACGCTGTCGTTGCAATCTGGGTTGTGTTTGTCCCTGCCGCCGCAGTGTTTGCTGTAGGTGCTGCAGCTGTTAGATTTCCGTTAAGGTTTCCTGTGACGTTTCCTGTCAGCGTTGCAGTAATAGTCCCTGCAGAAAAGTTACCTGATGCATCTCGTAGTACTAAAGTATTCGCAGTGTTCGCAGTGGCTGAAGCTTGGCCTACTAAGATAAAATCACTACCATTGTAGTATGCAAGGACTGTTCTACCGCTTACAATAGTTAACCCTGTAGAAACGGATGTCTTTAACACTACTGAGGAATCTGACCCATTAGAAACTACATATACTTTACTAACCGCAGGTGCAACTATATTGCGTGTAGTTCCGGGCGTACCTTCAACTTTAATAGCCATGCATCTAGCTTGGTCAGTAGCACCGTTTAGATTTGAAAGGGTTACATTACCTGAAGTTACGTCAATCGTTGCAGTTCCTGCAATGGCTTGTTCAATAAGAGTGCCTAAGTTGACGTTAGTAGTATCGCCCCAAGTACCTGACTGATCGCCAGTACCAATTAGCTCAATACGTAATATGGGTGAGAAGGTGCTTGCCATGATTTAATCCTTTAAAAAGTTACTGCAAAGATTGGGATTGAAGTTACATGTAGCTCTACGCTTTGTGTAGGTTTGGTTAGATCTGCACCACAATCACTGCATGTTTTAACAGCTAGTTCAGCCTCGTCTACATCACGACTACACTCAGGACATACAATCTCAATCTTATGTGCTACTTCGGTAACACCGTTATCTAAATCTTCTGCTTGTTTAATAATCTGCATTCTAAATCCTTTATGTGGGCACTTCAACCCAAGTTACTGTATTTGTGTCGTTTACTAGATTCCATGTAGCTGTGTTGCTATCGTTTACGTTAATCCAATTAGGGTCTTGGTTGTCATTAATTTGACTCCATACTAAGGCAAACCCTACAGCTCCTGTACCTTGAACTCCAGTAGTAAGTGCAGATGCACCCGCTTGTATTGTAACTGATGAGATACTTGTAGTCCCAACAACCCCAACTACTTCAACGATCTGTGATGTAATAACATCGATTACACCTAGTATAACACTTGCACTTAACGATTCGGGTGTTACATCTGCGCTACCTGTACCTGCTACACTTCCTAATTGGGTTGTGCCTTGGAAACC